TTCGCGCGTACCCGCCGGCCTTCTTCAGCCCCTCGGCCAGCCCGGACAGTGCGTTCGGGTCGCTGGCGAGCTTCATCGCGGCGGCCTGGCCTCTGCCGAACAGCGCCTCGAAGATCGCCAGGCGCTTCGCCGACCCCAGCGACTTCACGCGCTCGCCCAGATCGGCCAGGATGTCGCCGAGCGGCCGCAGGTCGCCGGCGGCGTCCACCGCCTGGACGCCGAGCGCGGCGAGCTTCTTCTGGTTCGCCTCGCGGCTGAGGTTCTTCAGAGCACGTGCCGTCGCCGTGCCGGCCATCGATCCCTTGATGCCCGCGTTGGCGAGGACGCCCAGCGCCGCGGCCACGCTCTCGATCGGCTCGCCCGCCTCGGCGGCGAGCGGTGCCACGAACTTCATGCTCTCCCCCAGGTCGTCGAGCACCTGCGACGAGTTGTTGGCGGTATAGGAGAGCACGTCGACCACACGGTCGATCTCGGATACGTCCATCCCGAACCCGCGCAGCGCGTTGCCCGCGATCTCGGCGGCACGGGGCAGGTCGGTGTCGGTCGCTCGGGCCAGGTTGAGGATGCCGCCGATCGCGGCGTCGATCTGTTTCGGCTTGAAGCCAGCGCGGCCGAGTTCGGCCATCGCGTCTGCAACCTGGGCGGCGGTGAAGCTGGTGGTCCGGCCGAGGCGCTTGGCCGTCGCCGTCAGTTGCTCGAACTCGGCCTCGGTCGCGCCGGTGACCGCCTTGGTCTTCCGCATCGCGTCGTCGAACCCGGCGAACACGCGGGTCGCATAGGCGAACGGCGCGGCCATGATCCCGGACACGGCCATCAGACGCTTGCCGATGTCCATTGCCGAGCGGCCGAACCGGCGCAGCCGCTGCTGCGCACGAGCAAGACCTCGGACCAGCTTGTTGTCGTGCAGGAACAGCTCGACGTAGGCGGCGCCCGCACGGATGCCGGATGAGGAGATGGCCATCGGCTACTCCCCGGGCTGGCTCTTCTGCACACCCGCCCGCAGGAACCCCAGCCCGAACGCGGCCAGCGCGGCCCAGACGAACTCAGGGACCTGGACGCCCTGCCAGTTGAGCACGCCGCAGATCAGAATGGTGATCGCGACCGCGTAGGTCTTCTTGCCCTCGAGCCACTTCACGACCTCGTTCTTCTGCTCATCCATTGCCCTGTGCCTCCTTGAGTTTGCGGAACACCTCCTCGTTCTCCCGCTCGGCCTCCGCGGCCGCGACCTCGAGCAGAGCGAGCTGCTCGCGGGTCGGCTCGTCGCCCGGCGCCAGGATGCCCAGCCCTCGGAGCACCGCGATGCCGAACGGCAGCAGGATGTCGAGGTTGTTCAGGATCGGACAGTCCTCCAGCTTCTTGGCCATGTCAGTCGCCCTCCTTCTTGAACTGAACGAACACCCCCGCCGTCAGCCGGGCCATCGCTGTCGCGTATTGCGCATAGGCCGCGTCAAAGGCCGCGCGGTCGCCGGTCTGCTCGGCGGCGGACATCGCGGCCAGGTGCTCGCGGGCCTGGCGCTTGACAGTCATCAGCCGCTCGGTCTCGGGCAGTTCAATGCGCCCGTCGCGCATCCGCTCGGTGAACACCCGCACCGTGCTGGTGTAGAGCCGGAGCTGATCGCCGTACTCCTGCCGCATCGAGGGCCGCGACGCGCAGCCCGCCAGCACGATCACCGGAACCAACACCCACGCCAGTCGTCTCATCACTCGCCCTCCTTCTTCTTTCCCTTGACGAACACCTTCAACGCACCGATGTTCCCCTTTGTGATCGGCATTCCGGACTTCCCACGCCGCTCGTAGGGGTTGAAGTCCTTCGGCCGGAACGCCCGCGTCTTCTTCGGGTCGCGGTTGACGTTAGCGATCAGAGCCAGCACCGTGCTGGTCCGGTCCCAGGCGTCCTTGCGCCGGGCCTCGGCCATCCACAGCAGCTCGCGGAGCGTCAGCGGTCCGGGGTCGACTCCGGCGATCCCGCCGAGCTCGTGGCAAAGCTCAATGACTCCAGGCGCCGGTCCAGCTCTCTGTCGAGCTCGTCGCTGTCGATCCGGTCCTCGGCGTTCTTGATCGCTTTCGTCTCGAGCGTCCGGAACTTCGCCAGCGCCTTCCGATGCAGCTCCCGGCGCCCCTTCGGGAAAAAATCGATCAGGCCCTCCATCAGCGCCGTGGTCGCCGCGTCGATGGCGTCGCCAGCCAGGCCGCGCCCGAAGTCCTCGTCACTGAGCTTCCGCTCGTCCGCCTGCGGCTTGCAGATCGCGTAGAGCAGATCGCAGAGGAGGATGGGATCGTCAGCCAGCACCTTGTAGAGCGAGCCGTCGGCGGCCATCTTGCCGAGGTCGAAGCCGAGCAGCGACTTGACGCGCTTGAGCGTGGTCGTGGTCACCTGGATCGTCCAGGACCGGCCTTCGTTGTCACGGAACTCCGCCATGTCAGTAGGCCTCCACTTCCAGCCAGTCTGGTGCGTGCTCGGCGTAGGTGGGCTTGGCCGTCACGCTGACCGTGATCGCCTCTTCGAGCGGCTCGTTGCGGGTGAAGTTCATGATCGACATCGTGGCCCGGAGCCCCTGCGAGCCGGCCTCCTCGATGTCGCCGTCCATCACCGCGAACTCGACGCTGGTGTTGCCGAAGTACGCCTCCTGGATCGCGGTGAAGTTCTCGTCCTCGGTGTCCCACACCATCTCGAACTCGATGGAGCCGTCCTTGAGGGTGCCGACCGTGGCCCGCCAGCCGTTGTTCTTGCGGGTGGTGACGTCGGCCTCGCCCTTCTCGTTGTTGAGGGTGAGGTCCTTGACGTTCGTCATTTCCACCCAGTCCGGGGTCTCGTAATCCCCGTCGTTCCGGTACAGTTTCGCTTCCATTCCGAGCTTGACGCCCATCGTGTGTCCTCCTTCTCGTTATCTCACGGACCCGGCCCAGTGGCGGGGCAGCTTGGCGCGGGTCTGCTCCAGCGCCGGCCCCATAAACTTTCGCCGGGGGTAACGCTGCCTCTTGTATCGCCCGCCGAACTCGTGCGCCGTGGCCGACGTGCCCACCAGCGCGACGCTCGGCCCGATCACCACGCTCTGCTTGTTCTTCTCCACCGCGTAGAGGATCGAGCGCCGCAGTTGTCCCTTCCGCGTGTGCGGCGGCTTGCCCGGCGCCGACGGGTTCGGGCTCCGGCGGATGCTGTGCTTGGCGACCTTGCGGATCGTGCCGCCGGCGTGGCCCAGCGACCGGATGTTCGCCCGGCGCACCTTGCGCAACACCTTCTGCACGTCAGATCGGGTTCGGACCTTCAGCTCGACCACGTTCCACCTCTCCTGCCTGGGCTTCACGATCGGCCCAGATGTTCCCGTCGCGGCGCTCGCGGTAGCGGAGCACGTTGCCCTTCCGCAGTTCGCGTTTTTCGATCTCGGCCTCCAACTCTTCCTTGGTGCCGACGAGCACGGTGGTGTCCGCCGCGAAGTGTTGCTCGCCTGCACGCCGGTGCGCGAGGACCACGTCTTCGCCCTTGATGGCGATGGCCCTTTCCCCCGGCGCCAGGACGGCACGCTTGACCTGGTAGGTCGTCAGTTCAGTTACCTCGCGCATGTATTCGCTCTCCTCTACGAGTCGACGGTTACCGTCCAGCCCTTGCTCTCGAGCGACGCCTTGGCGGCGAGGCCAGCGGCGCTCGGCGGTGTGTTGCCGTTGAGCGTCGCGTAGCCGGACGTCGCTCCGCTGGCATCCAGGTCGACCAGGATGTTGTCCACCTCGTCCGCGCCCCAGCCGTTTTCTTCGCAGTACACGGAGCCGATGAGGGGACACGTGTCGAGACCGTCAACTCCGGGCGCCGAGGGTGGTTCCCAGACTCCGTACGCGCAGTAGAACTCCAGGAACGCCGTGCAACCCGTCACGTTCACACGCCCCATCTGCGTGCCGGTGTTACTGATGTAGAGCTTCTCGAGGATCGTCCACCCGGAGAAGTCGCCTTGGCCGGCCTCCAGCGGGTTGTAGTCGATCATCAGCGCCGTAAGCGATCCACCGCCGGCCGGCCACACGAAGCGCGTGATCTGGTTCCCGTAGGCGGCCAGGTACGGGACGTTGGGGCAGTCGGAGATGTCCATCACGCCGTCGAGGTCGCACATGTCGAAGCAGGGGTGATACCGCCAATTCCACTCGTCGAAGTAGCCGAGCAGCGTCTCCGGCTGCGACATGCGCACGCCGCCTGCCGGGTCTTTGCCGCCGCCTGGAGTCACCACGTAAGACATCGGCTTCTCCTACCAGACCATCACACGCAGGTTGGCGTAGTTGCTGCCGCCGACCGCGTTCTTGGCGTGGACCTCGGCGTCCGCCGGAATAGCCAGTCCGTCGAGCGCCACGCCGCCGCCGGCGGGGACGTAGACGTGGTCGGTCGTTCCACCGTTGAGGCTTAGGATCGCGGCATTGGTCTCGGCGAACGCGATCAGGTGGTGGGTCACCCGGCTCGGGCAGTCGAGCACCTTCGCGTGCGCGTCCTGGCCGGCGGCGTCCGTGCCGAACGCCGGCAGGCCGCTGGCGAGCGCGTCGGTGTTCGTCTTCACACCCGCGAGGTTCCCGTCCTCCTGCGCCGGGCTGCCGAGCGCGGTGACCACACTGCCGGCAGCCGCGTCCGCTTCACCCGCTTGCGCCGGCGAGCCGAGCGCGGCAACCACGCTGCCGGCAGCCGCGTCTGCTTCACCGGCTTGGGCCGGGTTCGCGAGCGCGGCGATGATCAGGCCGGCGGCGGCCTCGGCCTCCCCGCTCTGCGCAGGGTCGGCCAGCGTTTCTGCTACGGCGTCGACACTCTCCTTCGTGGCGGGGTTGACCTGGTCGCCGCCGACGTCCTTGAGGCCGACGATCTCGACGGAGCCGCCCCCGCCAGACACGCCGGAGACCAGGATCGCGCCGGTCTCCGAGTCCACCGCGATGGTCGCGGTCTGTATCCACTTCCTCTGCATCGCCATCAGTCGGTCACCTCGGATACGGCATTCTTCAGGACCTCGGTCGCGACCCGGTTGTGCTCGGCCGCGAGGGCTGTGATGTGCTCGTGGCAGGCCGCGCCCAGGTCGTCGCGGAGTCCAGGATCATCGAGGAGCGGCAGGAGTTTCGCCCGGATCGCCGCCGGACTGTGCTCGTCGTCGACGGTCAGTTGACCATCGGCCGGGCGGCACGGGACGTGCCGGGACACCAGCACCGGGACGGCCAGCAACATGTGCTCGGCGACCACGTAGTTGAAACTCTCTGCGAGCGAGACCTGCAATCCGGCCGTCATGCCGGCGATGACCTGCAGGTAGTCCGCCGGGCGCGGCAGATTGTGCTTCGCGGCCTTGACGCCGAGCGCCTTGGCGATCGGACCGACCGCCTTCGCGTTCATCGCGTTCACGTGCAGCACGGCGTCGGCATCCGCCAGCGCGGCGACCTGTGCGAACAGGTTCTTGCGTGGCGTACCGGAACAGAACAGGTCGATGTGCCGGCCCGGTCGGCGGGCGGGGACGATCTTCTCGGCCAGTGCGGTGTCCAGTGTGTTGGGCAACCATTCGACGCCTCCGGCCATCCGCCCGACGACCGCGGCGGTCTCCTCGCAACTGACGAACAGCCGTGCGATGTGACCGGCCCGCAGCAGGTCGAGGGCCTTCGCCAGGTAGGGCCACTCCCGGCCCTGCTCGATCTGGTTCCAGGACGAATGCCAGCTCAGTGCGAACGTGACGTCCGGGCGCCGGTGCTTCCGGATGTAGGCCGGATAATCGCGCCGCCACGCGCCGAGGATGCACAGGCCCGGCGGGGGCGGGACCTTGCGGTCGAAGCGCTCCAGCTTGACGAACGGTACGACCGCCTCCAGATGCCGGAACGCCCCGGCCACGCCGGGGAAGTCGCCCGTCATCAGCGTCACCGGCCAGAACGTGGGCGGCGTCAGTGTGTCATCTTCCGTGCGCTGGACGGCGGCCGGGCGGCCGTTCAGGCATTCGAGCACCTCGTCCGCGCACGGCCGGAACCGTTGCGAGTGTTCCTTCGCCTTCCGCGTGTACTCGTCGTAGTCCTGCTCGATCTCCTCGATAGCCTCGGCCCAGGCGTCGAAGTTCTCGAACTCCTCGACCGCGATCCCGCCGGGGCCGACCGCCTCCGGCAGGCCGCCCTGGCGGCTGACCACGGACGGCACGCCGAACGAGCCCGCCTCGGCGACCACGCGCCCGAACGTCTCGCAGTTCACCGACGGCGCCAGCAGGATGCGCGTGGCCCGGTAGACATCGGTCATGTCCACACACTCGGGCCGCTGCTCCAGGTTGGGTGCTGGCTTGAGCGGCGGGCCGCCCACCGCGAGGAATCTTTTCGCCGGCATCCGCTCGACCAGCGCCTCGAACACGGCCCGCCCCTTGCCCACCGACGGGCGCGAGATGGTCAGATACCGGTGGTCGGCGTCCGGCGACCGCGGCTCGGCGATCGGCGGGTACGCCACGCGGGCGTCGGCCCGCCCGAACACGCGCCGGATCACCGCGCTGGTGTACTCCGAGCTGGTGAACACGGCGTCTGCGTCGCGGAACATCCGGCGCTGAATCGTCACGGTGCGGGTGTTGCCCGGTTTCCTGAAGCACTTGAGCGAGCAGGTCAACGGCTCGGCGCGTTCTCCGGTCTCGGAGCAGACGTGCAGGCCGTTTTTCACGCAGCGGCACACGTGCTCGGCCAGGCTGCGGACGAACACCGCGACGCGCACGTGCAGGCGTCGGCACTCCTCGACCACGACCGGCGCCACGCGCAGTTGCGTGAACACCCAGTCCGCACCGGCGATCCGGCGCCGGAGGCGCTGGCGCCCGTCGCCCTTCGTCCACAGGTGCGACTCGACGTCATGCCCCGCCAACGTGAGCTCTTGCTCCAGCAGGTGCATCGAGATCTCCGCGCCGCGGCAGACCTTCGGATACTGATGGTCGCTGATGAACACGATGCGCATCGCCCGAAAACACCTCTCTATCTGATCGCCCGGAACGTGAGCGTCACCACACTCGTGAACTGGCGGAACTGCTCCATGTGCTCCTGCGAGTAGACCGGCTCGTTCGCCGCACGAACGCAGACGGCGTTCTGGTCTTGGAGGCGGCGCAGCCGGAAGAACTCGATGATCTCCTCGACCAGGCTCATCAGCGGGTCGAGCTCCGCCGGCTCGTCCTTCTCGAACTTCTTCTGGACCGCCACGTCGATCCCGTAGTCGTGCTGCACCATCGACCGGCCCGACGCCTGCATCTCAACACCGTGCGGGACGACCGTGACGTGCAGCGTCTTCATCTCCGGCAATTCGAAGAGCGGCTGGTACATCCGCTCGGCCTCGAACGGCAGGGAGAACTCGGCGGCGTTCAATTCGTCCTTCACGGCCTCTGCGACGTCGGTGATCACAGCCACGAGCCTATCCCTTCATCAGTGCCACGCCGAGGCCGACCACCAGGCTGGCCAGCAGCGTGATCGCGACCGTCGCCCAGTTCGGCAGCCGGCCGAGCAGATCGTCGCGGATCTCGTGGATCGCGACCTTTAGCTCGGCCACGTCGCGCTCCAGCGCAACGATCCGTTGCTCGTTCTCGACGCCCTTGGGGCACTCTCCGTTGGGCATGTCCGTCTACGCCTCCACCGTGTCCACCAGCTTGGTGTGTATCCGCAGCACCCGGCGATACGGGTCCGAGTACCGCCAGCAGGGCTCACGGCCGGGCGCCATCACCTCGTACACGTACAGCATCCCGTCTTGCTCCTCACGGATACGGTCGCCGCGTTCTGGCAAAACGGCCGAACCATCAAGCACGAGGTCCGACGCCCGGATCAGGAAGTCGCGGCTCTCGACCTTCTCGAGGACGCCCGTGCCGTTGTCGACCTCGAACTCCGTCCGGCCGACTGCGGCCTGGACCTCGACGGAGTGCTCGCCCCGCGCATAGGTCACAGGCCGCGACAGGTGCCGGACGCGCTGGTCGTCCAGCCACGCGGCCGCCTTGCCAAGCAGGTCGGCCATCACCGCCTCCCTACTGGCTCATCCGGACACGGACGGTCGTGTCGTCGTCGCCCGCGGCCTTGACCGTCTTGCCGAGGTACGGGTTGTCAACATAGCCGGCGCCGACCTCGCTCTCGGTCGCGACCTCTTCGGTCTCGTCCCAGTACGCCTTCTTGCCCGCCTCGATAGCCGTGCCTTCGCCTTCCGCCTTCGGGAAGTCGAACACGCCCGAAACCGCCAGCGCCCCGAGCTCGCCCGCCGCGATGGGGAGCTTGGTCACACCGACCAGGTCGTTCTGCACGACCACCGCCCCCGCGGCGACCGCCGCCTCGGGGGTGTAGTCGATGCTGTCGCCCGTCTGCACAAAGTTCACTGTCGCCATCTGTCAGTCCTCCTTGTGGTCGCTGTCAGCTGTCGGCTGCCAGCCGTCAGCCGGGCTCTAGCCGAGAGCCGATAGCTGACGGCTGAGAGCTTCCTGCTTACGCTTCTCCTTTGAACTTGGTCATGCCCCGGTGATCCTGCTCGCGAACCCCGAGGTCGAAGTACACCCGGAACCGGATGCCGAGCGTGTCGAAGTCCGTCTCGCCGCGCTCGACGGTCGGCGTCCGCCGGCCCTTCAGGTACCCGATCTCGAACGTGTCTACGACCGCCGGATCGGCGAACAGATACCACGCTTTCTCCGACGCGCCGTCGTAGTTCGTGTTCGAGAGGTACGGGCTGGCCACGACCTCCAGGTCCTCGTCCGCGAGGGCGTTGTAGGTCGGGATGTTCTGCTTGTCCGTCGAGCCGACGGCCATCAGCATCACCGAGTTCAGGAGCTGGCGGGCCAGCATCTTGAGCGGCGTCGGCACCACCAGGAACTTGGGCGAGATGTTGATCGGCTGCCCGTCCGCGTCCACCTGGTCCAGGAACATCTGGACCGCGAGCGCCAGGCTGTCCGACGACAGCGCCGTGGTCGCGCCCGCCTTGTAGTTCTTGTGGCCGGTGCTGAACAGACTGTTCGGGTTGGACAGGAGGCGCGTGAAGAAGAGCTGGTCGATCTTCTTCGCGGCGCGGGCGCCCATGCCGTCCGGGACCTTGAGGAACGCCCCGAGATCGTCGTTGTAGATCATCTGCCGGGTGAGCGTGAACGTCTTCCCGAAGGTGCCGAGCCGGTTGGTCGCCTTGTCCTCCTTCAGGCCGCCGTGCTTCAGCTCGCCGTCCGGCGCGACCGGCTCCAGGTCTCCGACGTCGGTCAGGCGGTAGCGCTCCGACTCCTTGAAGTCGTTCAGTTCGCCCTCGGAGCAGAGCTTCGTGGCGATGACCGGCTGCGCCTGGAAGCTCTTCAGGAGGCGCTTGTTCGCCACGTTGTTGAGGATGCCCGGCAGCGACACGGTGCTGAACGCAGCGCGGATGGTGTCGTTGCAGAACGACCGCGGCACCGAGACGCCCTCCATCGCGGCGCACTCGACCAGGAGCTGCTGGAGGGACAGGTCGCGCTCGCGAACGGCGCCCTCGATGACCTGGTCGCCGTAGTCCTTGACCAGCATCTCCTCGTCGATGCCCGCCCGCAGGCAGAGGGCCGCTTCGAGCGTGCGGCCCTCGAGCGACCGCCCGCGCCCACCGACCGACATCCCGACGTCGGCCTGCGGCCGGTCGGCGCGCATCGCCTTGAGCACCTTCTGCGAGGTGTCCTCGACGGTCCAGCCGCCGCGGATGGCGTCCCGCTCGATCTTCGGGAACTCACCCCCGCAGACCTCCTGGATCGCGGCCACGCGCTCGCGCTCCGCACGGACCGCGCCTTCGGCCTCGGCCTTCACCGACGCCGGCGGCGTGTCCGCGCTGGCGGCAACGGTCTTCGGCGTGGCCTCCTTCTTCACGGGCCGCGCCTGGCCGTCATCCTTCTTGGCCTGGACGTCCGGTTTCTCGTCTGCCGGCTGCTCCGCCTTGGGCGGGTCGTCCTTCTTCTCCTCGAACGCGGGCGGATCCTCGCCGGTCTCAAACGCCGCCTTCAGCGCGGCGAACTTCTCCTCGTCCAGCCCCTCGGCCTCGATGCCGTGCTCTTCCAGCCATTTCTCGAAGTCCATGTCTCGACCTCCTCCATACAGGTTGAACGTTGCCGCGAGCTTCATGCGGGTGCCGACGTCGGCGCCCACCGCGACGACGGACACTTCCCGCAACGTCGCTCTCTTCACGTGATAGAACGGGCCGGCACGGGTCTGCCCGTTGACGGTGCGCTTCCCGCGCACCAGTTCACTGTCGTGGACTTCGGCGCCGATCGAGAGTTGCCAGTCAGCGCCCGAACGGGCCTGCTCAACGATGCCCTTCGCCTGGCCGCTCGACGAAAGGATCTCGCCATCGATCAGGAGCGTGTTGCCCTTGACCGTCGCGCGGACCACGCCGACGCGGTTCCCGGTCCGGTTCTCGTGGTTGGTGAGGAGCGGCACCGACTCCGGCAGTTCCAAGCCGGCCAGATCGACTACCACCGGATAACGCCAGCCGGGCAGCGTCATCTTGCCGCCGCTGTACGCCACGCCGGTCACGCGGGCGGTCTCGGCCGGATCATCTGCGGCGGCCTCGATGCGGAGGACTACCTGGCCCTCGGCCGAGGCGGGTTCGAACAGGAGGGGCTTGTGGTCGTGCTCCTGGAGCCACTTCTTCGCTTCGGCGACGCTGAACTTCTTCGCGTCGAACCGGATAGCCTGCAGCTCGGCCTTGCCGTCGGCCGTGATGCCCCAGATGGCGTGGACGCCCGCGCCGAACTTGTCGTTCTCGCGACGGAACGACTCGTACTGGTCCGGGTCCTTCAGCCGGGCTGCATGCTCACCTTTGTAGGGCATCGGCCATCTCCTCCATCTCGTCCCGCAGGTCTTCGTTGTCCGCCGCCTCATCGGCGGGCGCCGGCAGCGCCTGTTGCTCGGTCAGGCCGAGCTTCCCCATCAGCGCCTTCTCCTTCGCTCGCTGTCGCAGTTCCGTCTCCCAGTCTTTCCCCTGACGGGCGTACTCGTGCGCCAAGGTGGTGGTGTTGTTCTTGAGCCGGGTCTCCTGCGCACGGGCCTCCTTGGCGGGGTCGACGTGCTCCATCCCGTCCCAGAACCACTGGTGCGACGGCAGCCGGCGCAGCATCCCGTCCAGCAGCAATCCGCCGTCGAGTCCCACCTCGAGCGCGTACTCCCACAGCCAACTGGCCAGGACGCGGTCCAGCACCTTCCTCGCCATGAACGCCTGGTCGACGCGGATGCTCTTGAAGTACACCTGGTAGTCGCGGCTGGTGGAGGCGTAGTTGTAGCCCGAAGAGTTGCCCGCCGCGACGTTGAAGGGCATGTTCAAGCAGCGGGCGATCTCGTTGAGGATCTCCTTCTTGAACTCGGCGTAGGTCGTCGCCGGCTGCGCGGGTTCGAGCTGGCTCATCTTCCAGCCGCCGGGCATCGTGAGCAGCATGTTGCGCTCGAGTTCGATGAGGTCCATCGGCTCGACGGCGTCGGCCTCGCCGTTGGGCGGAGCGTCGGTGTAGAGGATGCCGGCGAACTCGGCGGCCGCCTCGGCTGCCCCGAGAACGGCCAGCGTGAACCGCCGCAACTGGGCGAAGAGCGGCAGGGCGGGCGTGATTTCCGGCACGCCGCGGTGCTGGCCGGGCCGTTCCTGCCGGAAGACGTGGATCATGTTCGCCGCGGGGATCGTGGTGAAGTCACCGTAGAAGTAACCCGTCGACGCACCCGGATGCGTCTTGAGCACGCGGTATGCCGACGGGTTGCCGTGGCGGTCGAGCAGGACCCCGTCGATCTCGGCCCTATCGGTGAGCGCGGTAAGCGGGCTGGTGACTTGGTCGGCTTCGATGAGTCGCAGGTCGAGCTTGACCGGATGGCTCAGGACCGGGTTGTTGGCCATCAGTGCGAACGCCTCGCCGTCCTGTGCTCTCGCCATTCGCATGGTGCGCAGCTTCTCGGCGAGGCAGACTTCGGTGGCCCACAGGTCGAACTCGCGCTCGATTTCGCGGTTGACGCCCGCGTCGTTGGTGAGCAATTGGAGCCGTGGCCCAATGCCGGTCGTGTCGTTGGCGAGCGTGAGGACAATGCCACGCGCGTAGGAGTTGTTGGCGACCTCGTACCGGGCGCGGTTGCGCAGCGTCCGTCGGACATCGGCGTTGGCGGCGGCGTCGGCGCTGAGTGCGTCGGCGTTCGCCCAGTGCCGCCGGTTGTTGTCCGTGGTCGCGGCGGCGTCATAACGAGAGAGGATCGCCCGGCGTGGCCGAACCTGTACCAGCATCCGGCCGGGCGCGCGGTCGCTCAACCGGGCCTGCCCAGCCGTAGATACAAAGCGGCCCCGCGCGTCACGCGGTCGCTCGAGCGTTGCCGTTCTCTCGTTCCTGTGACTCACGCACCTGCTCCCTAGACCGCGCCCGGCGGCACCATCTTCGAGATACGGAGACCCCGGTGTCCCTTCGCCACGGCGTCCGACGACTTCACGTAGCGGTCGGCCTCGATCTGGTCTTTCAGCTTGTGCTGTGTGACCCGCTGTCCGTCGACCTCCGCCGACGCGGGGCCGCTTGCGTTTTCCTCAATCACCTCTTTCAGCTCGTCGGCCATCGGTTCGGGCCTCCGTTTGTTCTTGGGCCGGGCGAAGCCATGAAAAAAGGCCGTGTGAGTGTGTGGCCCCACACGGCCTGAATCTCATCGGCATCGGCTCAGGTGATCAGCCCGACCCGTCGCCCGGCTCGTTTATCCACCGACATTCTCACACGGGATTCATGGAGGGGCAAGGATTGCGTAGGCATCGGCGGGAGATTGTTACGTATCTAGAACTTGAGGGCTCTCGACGGTGGTGCAGGCCACGGGCTAGTTCAGGGAGAGCGCCCTTCGCGATGGGGAGCTGCCGTCCGACATCTCGAAAAGTTGCGAGCGAGAATGTCTTCAGTCTCGGCTCTGCACGTGCGCCATATTTCACCCAATTCGGCACATGCATTCTCTATCATCGCGAGGGGGCGCTTTGTCAAAAAGGGGCCATCTGACTCGACAAGGACGCGGTCACGCGGCACAACACCAACGATGCGTCGATGCTTGTTACTTCTCAGCATACGGTGATTGACCGAGAAGTAGTGGCCCTTGGCCACCAATTGCTCCGCGGCCTTGACGCCACCAGTGAAGTAGTGGAAGCAAACAGGATCGATGCCGTGCTCGTCGAGAAGGAAGCAGACTTCCTCGTTCGCGTTCCTGCTGTGCACACTTACGAACTTGCCGGCTCCAATCATCGGCAAGATGCTCTGAAGGATGGCAGACTGCGTTTCGCGCGTTTTCCGCCCCTCGGGGCCGAGGTCCATGCCGATCTCGCCGATGTATTCTGCAGAACGAACGAGATCATTGAATCGTTGGATCTCGCTCTGGCCTTCAGCTGATCGAAGTGGGTGCATCCCCAGTGCAGGTCTTATTGTCCTGAAGGGCTTCAGATACG